CTCGATCTTCTCGTAGGAGCCGTCGGCCAGCCGGACCGTCTTGCCGCGCTTAGTGATGGCTCCTACGGGGAGGTCGAAGAACTCGTCCCGGCTGAGCGTGTCCTGACTCTTGCGCTTCAGGGCGCGGCGGCGGCGCCTGACAGTGGCCTCCGAGGTGTTGAACTCCTCGGCCAGGTCGATGTTGGTCTTTCGCTCGCGCTCAGGCAGCGCGTCATTGGCGATGATCGCCTCTTCCAGCGGGCTCATGGGTCTCCAATCTAGGGATTTGCTGGGAGTACTGCGGCCAGTCTAGACCTGTCCCCACCCTTTTCCACAAATCGGAAGCCTAATTGATACCTGAGTGACCGCAATCACCGCTCTTCCGCGACTACCGGATTGCCTCCAGGCCCGTTCCCGGCTACCTTGGAGGTGTCCACCTAACTACCAAGGAGCACCACATGACCTCCCTCTCTACCAATCACCTAGCCTTTCCCGGCAACTTCAGCCCGCTCACTGAGCGGCGAGTCTCTGCCCAATCATGGGCCAACGCCCTCCGTCCCTACTTCCAATACGTCCACACTGGCGAGCAGGACGGCGTCGCCACGGTTGTTGCGGAGAACGGGGGAGACCTCGTCCTGACCCTCACCCCGTCTGAGGAGTTTCGAGGCCGCTGGCCCCTGTGGAATATGGCGGCCTACTCCCGCCGCACGGGCGTCGAGTACTCGTACAAGGTCGGCAACCTTCAGGACGTGCTAGTCTCTCTCCTGAGCGAGCTCTGACTCTCGGTCACCCTTCAGAGAGTCGGCCCGCGCCGGCAAGGATGCCATCAGAAACCACCCCGGTTCGAGGTCGGGGTGGTTTTCTGTTACCTAGATCACCCCGCCTAGAAGTTGTTAGTACTTCCCCCCGCAACTCACAAAATGTAGGCTGTACCCGTCACCGATACGGCACGAGCCGTTCCAGATAGGAGCAGTCATGAGCATCATGGACCTGGAGAAGGTCGTGAACAAGGCCAAGAAGGCCGCACAAGGCTCACACACGCCCTGCGGACCGATCACGTGGGTCTGGGGCAAGGAGGACCTGAAGGGCCTCGTCAAGGCCATCCACGCCTCGCAGAAAGTCGTCATGGACCTCGAGACCACCGGACTGGACGAGTACGCGGAGGCCGGCGGCGATACCAACGGCGGCTACCCGGCACGCATCGTCCTGGCCTCCCTCACCCTCCCCAGCGCCGATAGCGCCGCGGCCGGCGCCTACGACTGGCGCACCTTCGACGGCGAGCAGCCGATGACCTACCTCGTGCCCCTCTCGCACCCGGCCTCGCCCCTCCTCGGCGCGTGGAGGAAGGTCATGGCGATCATCGGGCGTGAGATCAACCGAAGCGGCAAGCCCTTTGTGAACGCCAACATCAAGTTCGACGCCAGATGGGTCTTCGCTCAGACCGGAGTGGACCTGTCAGATCGCATCGAGTGGGACACAACCGTCTCGTCCCAGCTGGTCGACACCGAGGCCCGCACCCGACTGAAGATCCGCGCCGCGCGCGACTTCGGGATCGAGGAGTGGGACGACTTCGACCTCGGAACTCCCGGCGCCGCCGAGCGCGTCGACCTCATCCAGCTCGGAGAGTACGCCGCCCGTGACACCTACTACACCTGGAAGATCGAGGAGGAGCACCGCGACCAGATGTTCCTCACAGGCGACGATGAGCCGTTCGACTCCGACGACATCCAGATGGCCCGCCTCGGCAAGGTCGCCACCTACGTCGCCATGCCTACCGTGAGGACTCTCACAAAGGTTGAGCAGCGGGGATTCCTGCTCGACGTCGATTGGGTCCACGCCAAGATCGAGGAGATGGACGCCCTGCGCCTGAAGGCCTGCGAGGACATCCTCGGCCTGTACGGCACCGCCCCCGCCCCGGCGCCGGCGAAGGACGGCGTCACCACCGCGGCCACCTCGAAGTGGTTCCAGGGCTTCGTGGCCCAGGCCATCGAGGCCGGCGACCTGCGCGTGACGGCGCGCACTGACTCCGGAAACGCCCAGTGGAACAAGGCAGTCCTCATCGCCCAGCAGCGTCAGGGCAGCCTCGCCGCTGACGCACTGCTCCGCCACCGCGACGCTACGAAGACCCTGGAGTTCCTGCGCTCGTGGCTGGAGCTGCGTGACCCTAACAACGTGATTCACGCCACCTACAACGTCGGCTTCGTGAAGACCGGGCGCCTGTCGAGCTGCGTGTCTCCCGACACCCTGATCGACATGCCCCGCGACATGGTCAAGTATCCCGACGGGGTCCCGATGCGCGAGGTCAAGGCCGGGGACTGGGTGTACTCCTACGACCATCACTGCCGTCTGACCCTTCGACAGGTTGAGTGGGTCGGGCCTACCAAGGTGGCAGATACTATCATCGTGACCTTCGAGAACTCCCAAGGCGACCGCCGCACACTTCAGTGCACCCCGGAGCACCTTGTCCGCCTGCACAACGGCCACTACTGCCCGGCCGAGTACCTGATGAAGGGCCCGCGCGGAGCCGCCTCCCCGCGAGTCCTGGGAATGGTCCGTCGGCAGTGGACCGGCTCGGAGTCTGAGAAGGACCGCTACCTGTCCTTCTTCCCCAACTCCAACAGCCGGAAGACCCCTCCCAGCGTGGCCGAGGGCGTGCGGTACGGGTCCACGGCCGGAGGCAAGTCGAAGGAGCACCGCTGGGTCATGCAGCGAGTGCTCGGCAAGCGGCTCTCCACTAAGTGGGACGTACACCACGTGGACGGGGTCAAGGTGAACAACAGCCCCTCGAACCTGGAGTACATGTCTCACTCCGAGCACATGGCGCTGTCGATGCGGGATAGGTGGGCTAACGGTAGCCCGGACCAGCCCTACCCGGACGTGTTCACCGGTAAGACCGACTGGCGGCCCGTCTCCATAGAGCCTGGCCCGGTCATCGAGGTGTGGGACATGACGGTGCCGGAGGACCACTGCTTCATCGGCAACGGGATCACGGTCCACAACAGTAATCCTAACGTCCAGCAGATTTCCGCCAGGCTGAAGCCGGCATTCATCCCCCGCCCCGGCCACGTCCTGCTCGACCTTGACTACAGCCAGGTCGAGCTGCGGGTGGCGGCCTTCGTCTCCCGCTCGGCCCCGATGATCGAGGCCTTCCAGCGCGGTGACGATCTTCACAGGCTCCTTGCCGCGAAGATTGCTGGCAAGGACCCCGAGGACGTGACCAGCCTGGAACGCAAGCGGGCGAAGGCTGGCAACTTCGGCCTCCTCTACGGCATGAGCCCTGGCGGCTTCCAGACCTACGCCGCCACAGCCTATGACGTTTCTCTCACTTTGGCAGAGGCGCAGGCCGTCCACAGCGCGTTCTTCGAGATGTGGGACGGCATGCGGCAGTGGCACGAGCGCTCCAAGCGCCGGGCCTACGAGCGCGGCTACGTGACCTCCCCCATCGGCCGCACCCAGTGGCTCAGCGACCTCTACTCGAAGAGCTCGTTCAAGGCCTCCCACGCCGAGCGCAACGCCCTGAACTCCCCCGTGCAGGGCTTCGGCTCTGACCTCATGCAGATGGCCGCCGCCTCTATCATGGGGACCTTGCCCGGCTACCCGCTCCCCAAAGTCGAGGGCGCGCACGTCGTTGCCACCGTCCACGATGAGATCTGCATCGAGGTCCCGGAGGACCGCTGGCAGGAGATCCTGGTTGAGTGCAAGCGCCGGATGGAGGACGTCAACACGTTCCTCCGCCCGCTTGACTGCCAGATGGACGTGCCGATCGTGGCCGGCCCGTCGGCTGGCACCCGCTGGGGTGTCCACGACCTGCACGACGAGGACGACCCGCTCCCGCAGGTCTGATACCTACCTCACACACCTGAGACTTGTGTCTCAAACCCCCAAAACCGGGAATACGCTGGAAACACTGGCAAAACTGCCTATTCCCAAATCCAACGGAGATCTACACCACACTTTAGGAGACACCATGCGCAACGCACTTCGCACCTACCCCGCCCGCCCGGCCACCTTCCAGGGCCGCCCTGCCGTCCAGATCCGGGACACGAGGAACGAGATCGAGTACTGGGTGGAGATCACCGAGGAGCCGGACTCCGCCGGCCGCTACCACGTCGTGAACCTCCTGTGCCGCCCTGACGAGGGCGTCCGCTTCCCCGACAGCGTCCCCCACCGGACCCTCTGCGAGATCGCCGCAAACGTGCTCCAGAGGCGCGAGGAGCCCGCCCGCGGAGGCAACCGCTACAAGGGTCCCGACGTCGAGGATCTGCGCGCCTGGATCGAGCAGGGCAAGACCCGCACCGACATCGCCAAGGACCTGGGCAAGAGCATCTACACCGTGGACTCCTGGCTGCGCCGAGCACGCCGCATCGACCCGGACTTCCCCGGCACGATCACGAAGACCGGCAAGCCCCGCCCCCCCCCCGCCCCCGCGCGCCCCGGCCCGTGGGGGGGGGGGCCCCTTTTGCGTGCCCTGAGTCACATCCTAGCGGCGGTGACACATGCTGAGACAGCTGTCCGCATAGTGAGAACGTGGCCCGGGCCACTACCTTCCAGCCCTCCCGCAGCCGCCCGTCTTACATCGTGGACATGTGTATGCTAAGTTACACGGTCATCCTTGACTCGGGCGTGTCGCGCCGCAACTTCCGCGTGTCGGGCCCCATTGCTTTGATTAATCCGTATGCCTGCATACTATTCCCAAATCCGGTGTGATGAATGTCTAATTTTAAACCCCCCTATTCCGTGAACAACCTCACCGTTTTGCTCTTGCAACGGCCCTCAGAATTTGATACCCCGCGCGCCCGCACGCGCACACACACTCGCGTCCTTCCCCCCTGACGGAGTCA